CCCACAGCCTTTGGGGTCAATCTGAAGGACTATGCGGCTCTGCAGGCGGCGAAGAAGGCAGGTGTCCCTCTTCAGGCCGTGCGGATCTTCTATAACGCAAAGTCTCCGCTCCCGGTCCAGTGGTCTGATGATCGTCTGCTCGCTGCTCTGACAACCGAGCAGCGATACATCTGCATCTCCTACAAGGCGGACACGCCTGCTCAGGTTAGCAGGTTCTGCGACTCCATCCCGACGGAGCTGCGCGGGGGCGTGTGGATGGTTCGTCACCACGAACCTGAGAACGACAACTTGGACACGTCCCAGTTCCGCGCTGACCAGGCAGCTCATGCGGAGGTCGTCCGAGCTACGGGATGTCACCCTGCCGTCGTTCTCATGTCGTGGACACTCGAGCCGAAGTCGGGACGCGACTGGCACGACTGGGTGGATCCGAGCGCTGTGGACGGCGTCTTCTGGGACAGCTACAACTCCCAGAACAAGAAGGGGACAGGATATGAGGCTCCTGCTTCTATGCTTGATGCTGCCGTGGCAGCTTCACGCTCCGTCGGCAAGCCGTGGGCTCTGTGTGAGACAGGTTCCCTCGATCTGGGAACGAAGGACGGAGTCACGCGGAAGGACTGGGTCGCGTCTCTCGCGGACTACGTGGAGAGGAACGGTGCTCTCTTCGCGACGTACTTCAACCGTGTCATGCTCGACGGTTCAGGCGACTACACTCTGAGCCAGGACGAGCTCTCGGTGTGGAAGGCGGTGTAGTCAGACCGTGGGAGGCAAGCCGTCTCGGGGGACGAAGAAAGATCGTCGCCTGAAGGAGAACAAGAAGACGAAGAAGGTGAAGTGACATGGCTGTTCGCGCGACGAAGACGAACCGTCGAGTCATCTCCATGCTGCCTCCGAGTTGGCGTCCCATCGCCACCGGGGAGCGATCCCTGGACGAGCTGACCGACAAGGAGGTGTTCGAGGGACGACTCCTGCGATCGGACGGCAAGCTGGACGCGCGTCCTTCGTTCTACCCGCAGAACTTCATCGACGAACAGATCCGTCGCTCCCTGAACTGGGCCAATGACGAGATCCGCTCCGGAGCTCGAGAGGCGATCATCGTTCTCAAGCAGATCATGATGAACGGGCAGAACGACGCTGACCGACTCAAGGCAGCGATGTTCTTCACAGACCGTTTCCTCGGCAAGGAGGTCACCCGTGTCATGCTGTCGGCCGAGGATCCCGTGGAGTCCCTGTTCCGGCAGATCCTGGCCGATCCCGAGGGACTGTCTGGCGCTCCAGTGCCGCACGAGATGTCTGCGGACGAGCGAGAGATGTTGAGCTAACGTGCAGAAGATCTCGCTCGATCCCCCTCGGCCCATCGCCGAGATTCCGCTGTACGACAAGATCGGGTGGTCTCCCCACGACGGGCAGCGGAAGGTCATTCTTGCGCCGCAGCGGAACCGCGTCGTGTCGGCGGGACGAAGGTTCGGCAAGTCAGAGATCGGTGGGCACAAGCTCTTCCAGGAAGCGCTCAACACTCGACTCGTCAAGTCCCACCTCGAGGATCTTGGCAAGCGGCGAGAGTTCTGGATCGTGGGACCGTCGTACACGGACTCCGAGAAGGAGTTTCGTATCCTGTGGAACGAGATCTCGCGAGCTGGACTCTCCGAGTACCTGGATCGTCCTGGGAGCTACAACGACCCCATCGGTGGGTCGATGCACGTATCGCTGTGGGGAGGGCTCTTCCAAGTTCACGCCAAGTCGGAGAAGCACCCGGACTCCCTCGTCGGTGAAGGGCTCTCCGGCGTGGTGCTGGCTGAGGCAGCGAAGCTCAAGGAGCGCACGTACAACAAGCTGATCCGTCCCACCCTCGCTGACTTCAACGGCTGGTCGCTCATGACGTCCACACCGGAGGGCAAGAACTGGTTCTACGAGATGTGGAAGCGAGGGCAGGACCCGAACCGACCGGACTGGTTCTCGTTCCGTGGACCGAGCTGGCTCAACCCGTACGTGTACCCGCAGGGTGCTTCGGACGACGGGATCATCCTGCTCCGTCGTTCCATCGCGAATCACGAGATGATCGACAACGAGCTCTTTGCGAGACTCGGGATCGACCCAGAAGTGGGCGAGCTGGTCGGAGACCTGACGGAAGAGGCCTTCAACCAGGAGATCGGAGCGGAGTTTACAGAGTTCGTCGGACGAGTCTTCAAGTCGTTCGATGAGGAGATCCACGTAGGAGACTTCCAGTACAACCCTGAGTGGTCGACGTTCGCCGCCGTGGACTACGGCTTCACGAACCCGTCGGTGTGGCTCCTTCTGCAAGTCGACCCGTTCGGTGAGAGAGTCCGCGTTCTAGATGAGGTGTACGAGTCCGGTCTGACCGCAGACGAGTTTGCCGACACCATCCTGGATCGCGGCCTGTGTCCGGGATCGCTGCAGGCGTTCTACCCGGATCCGGCTTCTCCCGGTGACACGAAGGTCCTGGAGAAGAAGCTGCGTGTCAAGGCTCGGGGAGGGACAGGAGGCGAGCTCAAGCACCGGATCGACGCCATCCGAGCCGGTCTCAAGATGAGGAACGCGAAACTTCCTTCCGGTCACTGGGATCGCGTTCCGGCTCTGGCGTTCGACAGGAAATGTACGTCGACCATCAACGACATGCTCAACTACCGCTACCCTGAGAAGCGCGCACAGCAGCAAGACGGCAACGCTACCGAGCTACCGATGAAGAAGGACGACCACGGACCGGAAGCTCTGGGACGGTTCTACGCTGGACACTTCGGCGCAGAGACTCGTCGCAGAGCGAAGGCACGCCGGTCGTCCCTCGCCGCCTAGGATGAGGCCATGGTTGACCTGACCCCGTACTCCACCGTTCGTCCTCTCTTTGGTCCTCTTCAGAGCTGGCTCGGTCCGGACGACGCTGCCCGACTTGAGTCGTACACCGTGTACGAGGCCATCTACCGCAACGTGCCTGAGGCGTTCCGTCTGGTGCGTCGAGGCAGCGAGCAGAACCCTCTCTACGTCCCGTCTGCCAAGACGATCGTCGAGGCGACCAACCGCTATCTCGCCAAGCGGTGGACGTACGCTCTGGAGCCGCAGACCGGCACGACCGCTGACCGTCTCGCTCTGGACACCGCTCTCAAGAAGCTGTTCCGGCGAGAGATGGTCTGGTCGAAGTTCGCCACGCAGAAGCGTTACGGCCTCGTCCGTGGGGACCAGGTGTGGCACGTGGTGGCGGATCCAAACAAGGAGCAGGGTTCCCGCATCTCGATCTACGAGGTTGACCCTGCCGCCTACTTCCCCATCACGGATCCGTGGAACGACGAGAAGCTCTACGGTGTGCACCTCGTGGACCCGGTCGTCAACGAGGCTGGAAAGACCGTCATCAAGCGGCAGACGTACCGCAAGGAGGACAACGGTCGCATCTCCTATGAGCTGAGCTGGTGGCAGGTGGGAGCCTGGGACGACCGTGAGGACGGAGCCGAACTGAAGAAGGCCACCGGCGGCGACATCCCGGCAGGGGACGCCAACAAGCCGGTGGCCTACGAGCTGGACGCTCGGATCACAGCGATCCCGGTGTACCACATCAAGAACGACAGAGATGGTGGCTTGTTCGGGAAGTCCGAGCTTGCTGGTCTCGAGACAATCATCGCCGGCATCAACCAGTCGATCTCTGACGAGGACTTGGCTCTCGCTCTGGAGGGACTTGGGCTGTACGCCACGACGTCGGGTCCACCGGTGGACGACGACGGCAACGAAGAGAACTGGCGCCTCGGACCCGGGTGGGTCGTGGAGATCGACCGGGACTCGACGTTCGAGCGGGTGTCTGGCGTGGGCTCTGTGGAGCCCTACCAGACGCACATCAACTCCATCAAGGGGTTCGCCCACGAGAGCGCGGGGATCCCAGACATCGCTGTAGGCGCGGTGGACGTGCAGACGGCGGAGTCCGGTATCGCTCTGGCCTTCAAGATGGCTCCCATCCTCGCGAAGAACGAGGAGAAGGAGCAAGAGATCCTCTCCGTGATGGACCACATGCTGTACGACCTGACGACGATGTGGTTCCCGGTGTACGAGGGATTCACCACGGCAGCCCGTCCGGTCTCCATCGTGGACGACCCGATGCCGACGAACCGGAAGGCGACCCTGGACGAGATCGTGGCGATGCTTTCTACGGATCCCCCGCTCATCTCGGCAGCGTACGCCAGAACACTTCTCAGCGAGAAGCTCGGTTACGACTTCCCTGACGAAATCGACTCTGACGTGGTGGACGAGGCAGCGGCCATCGCAGCCGCTCGCAACGTCGACCCGTTCGCTTCCCGTGTCGCAGCGGAGCTCGAGGAGACTGGGCAGTGAGCGGAGACCTCCCTGTCGGAAAGCTCCGCAACCTCCTCGGATACGCAGGTCTCGTTCGTGACGAGCTTCGCATGCAGAACTGGGACATCGTCCTGCTTCGAACGGCGCACGAAGAAGGCGATGACATCTGGGCTCACACCT